ATCGACAGATGCTTTACTAGCCTTCTGTAGCAGTAGGTCTATCATATCTGTTTGTCTTTTTTAGGTAAAGTCCAATTGTGGTTTTAGTTTCTGAAGTAGTACAGGTGGTATTGCCTTTGTAAAGCGGGTAATCTGTTTTGTATTTTCTTAGAAATTTATCCATGCGCTCACGTACAATCATCAGCTCTGCCATGATTTCATCTTTCAAACCCTTCACTCCGGCATATTCTGCCGGCTTGCTGCTGGCATCTTCATTGCGCATGATGCCCTTTGATGTAGAGCGATAAGCATTTTTGAAAGTAGAAGCGTGCTGAACTGCAAACGAGATAAACTCCTGCATGTGATTATTCCACAGCGTTTGATACTTAGCCGTTTGAAACTTTGAAATCACTTCCCACTTGCTTACATCTGCCGGGCTTACTCCTGTTGTTCCATCAACCAAACATTTGTAGTAGATGCCATTGTAGAGCACCACATCATCTTCATCAAACTCAACATCGCTTTTGTAAACAACGAAGTCGCGCAAGTCTGCCAACAGTGCATCGTAAAATGATTCACCAAAGAATGATTCTTCAGAAGCTAAATGCCGGTACTCTGCATTTTTTATGAATGGCGCAATAAGATTCGGGTCGAAGTTCTTATCGAATGCTCCTCCGGTGATTACCTCAATTGGTGTGCTTATTTCTGTCATGTGCTTTGTTTTCTTCAACAGTCTTTTGCGCCTGCTTCATTTCTGCAATAGTTTTGTTCCCTCTTTCATCACTCAAAGCGTCCTCTCCAATGTATGCTCTACCTTCATTAACTGTAACGATTGAATTGATATCTATAGCATCGAAGAAAGATATTGGCGAACCGGTTTCGAGTGTAAGGCTGTGTTCTTTGCATGGCAGGTTTAACCAATTACACATCAAAGTGAATATTGGATTTATGAAATTCTCCAAGTCAAAACGCTGATTCGGTTGAATAGTCATTTTATTGTAGATGCTGAAAATGTTCTGGATCTGCTTCGAATCATTCATTCCTCCGGGAATAGGAATTCCGGCCAGCACAGGATGCCAGCGATGGGCGGTGAAGAGCGTTTGATTTGCTCCTGTTTTCAAGTTGGTGAAATCACCATCCGATTCTTTGTTGTTGAACTCGTGGAAGTATGGCTTCAGGTTTTCAGATTCAAACACTTGCACCATGGCCTGCACATTTCCGTTGCGACCTTTCTTCGTGTAAGTGTTCAAAAAGTCATCATAGAATTTTTCTTTCTGATCGTCCGACATTCCTCCCGGAGCCATAAATGCTGCAAAGAATTTTGGCATGAAGTCAGAAAAGAACCTTTCAAGGTTGTGGCGATCAGATTCATATTCCAATTGCGCTGACATTTTAGCGGCAATGAACAAAGGCAGGCCATAGAAGTCTCTGCCGATAGAATATTCCTTAACGTGTATTACAGTACGGAAGCTTCCATCAATGAATTCTACTTCAGGATACAAAGGCAGTTTTGCCGGTGGTTTCTTTTGAATATAGTATTCATCCCAATCTTCGCTTATGTAAACATGCGATGCCGTTTTACTTTCTCCTTCAGGATAGACAAAAATAACTTTGTGAAAGTCATGTGAATAAGCATTGAAATACTTTTCGCCAAACATATCACCATACACCAATTCAACATAACCATTGCCGGAGGCATTCAAATTGATTCTGACCTGTCTGCTAACTTCAAGCAATGATTCCTGATAGAGATTTACATCCTTCAGGGCTTTAGCTGCTGCATTAATATCTTCGTCAGAAACGGGCACCTGCTCCGCTTTGGTTTTATTCTTGATGATTGACTGAGGCTTCCCGGCAACGATTCCAAAACCTTCAGAAAACTCAAAATCTGCTTTGGTATAAATGCAGCTGCGATGTGTTGGCGACAGCTCACTAAGTAAAACCAGTTCTCGCCCGAACTTATTTCTATCAGTAAAGAAGTCAATGGTTTTGTACTTACCAAAATTATGGTTCGTGCCGTCCGGCTTCACCTCTTCAGGCACAGTGGTTTGAGGAGAGGAAAGTATATTCCAAATCCTGCCTAACATGGTTGCCTTCATGGGTTTTTTCTTATCCTCCATTACTCCACGGTTGCTTCTGCTTTGTCTTCAGTTGATTCAACAAGAAAGGATTCTACCAAGCCCGGGTAATCTTTGCCGGAGCATGCAGCAACAAATGCCGCAATAGTCTTTTCTTTGCTATCCTTCCGGATCTCAAATTTTCCTGCACTTACACACACATCACCTTCTTTGATTACCGTGTATTTCTTTTTCGCTGCCATGATTCTTTGCTTTTTAATGTAAAAAAGGGAATACCGTTGCCGACATTCCCCTAACCAAAATTGTTTCCTAAGAGTTATGCCGGAACAGGAATACTTGCTTCAGCAACAGTGCTTTCAATTGCATAATATCCAGTGTTTGCCTCGAATGCTGTAGTGATTTTGTTCTCGTCACTTTCTGTATTAGCACCAGTAACGGCTCCTTCAGATTGTGCAGGAAATAAGCCTACAAATGAATATGCTGCACTTGGATTAACACGAACACCTGCTAACCAGAACTTACCGTTGTTGTCCTTAATAATTGCTACCAAACCGCATAATGCGCATGCATCCAATTTCTCAAGAGCAATCAGCAACGAAGTCTTAATCTTTGGATTGATAAACGTTATTGTCTGCTTTACTCTTGGTTGCTTATTGACAACATTTCGCGCCTGATTAAAGAAAGCTGTGTCCGGTTGGAACTGCCACTTGAAAAACGTTTTAGTTGAAACCATTGTGATTGCTGTTACCTGTCTTGATGAAATAGTAAGAGAGGCGACATCATTCTTATTGGCGAACCATATCGTATCAATGCCGGCAACGTTGCCGTCTGCATCACAAGCCTCTGACCATCCCGAAATTGTACAGAGTATAAATGCTCCTGCGGTGCTTACAGTGCTTGCGATTTGTCCGGCAGAATAAAATACAACATTGTGCTTTGCGGTATCAACGCTTTTGCGTGTGGTTTCTTCAATCTTTGGAAGAATGACAGGCACTGTATTGGCAATGGATAAACCGGCAGTGAATACAATCACTGTGATCAGGCTAAGGAATTTGTAAATCGTTTTCATATTTCTATTTGAAATTTTACTTAGTGAAAAAATTATGCTGCGTAAACAGCAAGTTCGGGGTGAGCCAATTTTGCACCTCCAAAACGCAAGTGACCTTGCGTGTAGATGTTCTTTCTGTGGATGTCTGAGTAGATTCTCATTGCAACATCACCGCTTACCAAATCAGTAGCAACACGCATGTTGTTTGCAACTGTCAATAAAGCGCGGTGAGGTTCTGTCAAGTTGAACACCAATGGATTTCTCAATTCAGCATCCCACTCAGGATGTGCAATGATTATAATACCTCTCCAAGTCAATGTTTTGATGCCATCAATAACAAAGCTATTCGCCTGTTCTGTTCCAAAGGCTTCAAGGTACTCCTGGTAGTTGTTAGCTACTGATTGAGTGCAGTGAATTTCGTGCATGTTTAACGATGCTTGCAGGCCTTGCAAAACAAGTGTACGGTTGTTCCACAATCCTTTAAAAATATCAACCGATTCACCGCTGCTCAATGCGCTTCCTGAACCTGCACTGATTTGAGTTAAACGGCCTGCCAACACATCTGCATCAATGTTTGGAAACAAACCTTGCTTCAATGCATCATCAACAATATAGAAGTTTTCACTTCCTGAAACTGTGATGGTTAAACCAGGCTTTGCAAAAGAGGCAAGCAAAAACAAATCGTTTTGAATGCCCACGGCTACTTGTTGAGCCATTGCTTTTTGCAAAGCTTTATCTGCCGCTGTGCTGCCTGGCTCATAAAGGTTATTGCCTTCGCCAGTAAGAACCGCCTCCATGCAAGTATCAAATACTTCGTCTTTGCATTGAGTAAGTTCAACTTCCTTTCTCTGAACTGCGATTTCGCGCAATGTCAAAGCCATGCTACCTTTAGCAGAGAAGGTACAGCCGGAGTTGTTTTTCAGGAACTTAGAAGGCGCACCAAGAAAATACATGGTTGCTTTGTCCTTCACACCGCGCATCACTTTGAAAGTGCTGTTGAACACGTTGTCAGAAACGAAAACGGGCTTTAAAATTAGTTCATTTACTTGTTGGCTTGTTAAGTCCCAAGACATGCCGCCATCTGTTTTTGTTGCTCCCATATTTAGAGATTGTATTTTTTGAAAAGTTGTTTGAAAATTAGTTGCCGGTACCTGCACAGCCGCTTACTGTGAAGCTGCCTGAGCCGTTGATGTTTTTTAAAGGAATAAGTGAGCCTGTAACAGTAACAGCCAATGTGTCTGTTGTGGTGTCAGTATAAACCACTTCCACATCATCAATAAGCCCGTCAAGTGTTACTCTGATAGATGCTTCCAAGTCTGCTGCACCATCGGCACTAACAGGATAGCTTGCGGCATCCAATAACAATTCATCACCATCCCAATCACCATTCAAGTTGATTGCAGTGATTGCGGCTGTAACCGTTTGTGTGTAGTTGCATTTAGTTGCACCGCACTTGCACACATCAGCGCGGATTTGTAGTGTTCCTGCGTTTTTATCAGGATTGATAGTGAACTGGTTGTTTGCTAATTTTGCCATGACTGTTTATTTGAAAAGTTGATTGATTGAATGATTATTTTTTGAAGGTGTTTCTCACGAATGACAGACCTTCTTCCTCTTCACTTTCGCCACCGTTGTTTTCATGAATTGGTACTCCTGCTGAATTACCGGCTGACTTGCCTTTCTTCACTTTAGTCAGTTCATTTTTGACCTTGTTGAGTTCATCGCGGAGTTTCTTTTCTTCAGCACTCACTTTGTTTTGAGTGCCTTTCTTTTTCTCAGCTTCCAACAACTTTTTATTGTTAGCAATTTCCTTTTTGAGGTTATTAACAACATTGTTTGTGCCTTCGCCCGGGTCTTCTTCACTTGTAGTTGAAGTAAACGAAACAGAACCGTTTACGGTGGCAAGAACTGATTCAGTTCCTGTTACAGAAATTGACAATGAAGCACGGGCTTCGTCATAAGTTACCGTAACTGAATCTGCTGTGATAGCAGCATTCAAATCTGTTGCCAGGGCTGTAGCGCCATCGGCACTAACTTCATAAGGTGCATTAGGTAAATCAAGAGCAGTGCCGTCCTCCAATTCGATGCTGTCAACTGCCACTGTTACACTTGCTGAATAATCAGCAGCATTGGTAACGGTTGTTTCTTCGGCTGCTGTTGTAGCTTCCTCAACGTTTTTGATGAATACATCGGTAAGGTCTTTCACCTTTTTATTTGTGTCCTCCGGCTTTTCTTCAGTCTTGTCAGAAACTAATTTCATTCCAGCGGCTTTGATGCCTGCGAAGAATTCATTGATGATTGTTTGCGCTGATTTTTTAGTTGACATAACGTCTTCTGTATTTTGAGTTTGAAAATTTTGAGGAATTGCGATTTTTAGTTTCTCGGCTGATGCGAAGATTTTGAGCTTGCTGTTTGCTGAAAGCGGTTGAGCCGGTGTTGTTTTACCAACCAATCCCCAAGCCTCTGCTTCATCTGCATTCATCCATTGGTCTTTTGTCATTTGTGCAGCAAATTCTTCTGCTGTTTTCTTGCCGGATTTTGCAGCGTAGTTTTTTGAAATGCCTTCGTCAAATTTTGCAAGCGTTTCGTAGGTCTTTAAAATTTCTTCCTTCTTACCACCTGCCCATGTTGAAGTATTATGAATCAGAATGTAACCATCTGATGCCATAGTTGTATTCTCGCGAGAAGCTGAATTTCCTATTTCTGTTGCTGCACTGGCCACCATTCCGAAATAGTGAACTTTGATAGTTGCTCCTGTTTGTAAAGCCATGTTCTTAATGGCCAATGCTTCAAAGTAATCACCTCCAAGAGATGAGATATTAAAGTGAACTTCTTCTAACTTCTTGCCTTTGAATTCAGCAAGCACAGAATCTTTGGTAAAACCTTCGCCAGTCCACCAATCAAAGCCGATTTCTCCAAGCACATCAATAACAGCGATAGCATCTGTTGCTGCTGCTGAATTGATTAAAATAATGTTGTTGGAAATCCTTTTCACGCCACCAAAGGACTAATCATTTTGATTAGTAAATACTCAAAATGAGGTGGCGTTAATTATTTATGCCTTATCTGATGCTTGTCAAGAATGTAGAAACAAGTGGATTCAGGAATACTATACACAGCCTCAACGCGCCTCACAGCAGCAGTTTTTGATACATTGCATTCAACGGAAATTTTATTCACCTCAGATACAACCAATGCGATTTTAACCTCTTCCTTTGGAATGAAATTTTTATTCATGAGGAAGTTCAACAGTTCGGTAGTAGTGGCAACAATCCCTTTGGCCTTGCAGTATTCCGCAAAGCTTTCCAATGTGTTTTCCTTAAATTTATTTTCAACCAACCTTTCCTCCAATCCATTGCTGTTTAAATTCCAAAAACTTATTCTGAACCTTGGCAACACATAACCCACAAAACATATCTAACTCCTCTCCTTTCGGTGCGATATATTCGTTGTACAAATCACTCATTTTGCCACTTGCTTCCGGATTGCCTGATAAAGACTGAGGCAACAACACATCAATAATTTCAATCCTCTTTTCCAACGGCACTTTGTCCGCGCTTATCTTTTCCCAACTCATGATATAAATCCCGCTTCTCTTGTTTCTGAATCTTGCTTTTGTAAATCTGTTACTCTATCCACCGGCACAACTAACTTCATGTTGTCGATTCTGCTTTCCAAAACTGAAACCTGAGCACTCAATAATTGATTGGTTTGATTTACCTCTGAAATCAATTGCAATACTGCCGGATCTGCTGAATTACTCACAAGTATCTGCGGAGTGAGCGGCATCCCCATAACACTGTCTAAATCTCCACCGCTTGCCATGATACCAAGTCCTTTACCTCCGAAACCTCTGCCACCGCCTGCCTGATTGACTATTGAGCCAACTATTCGCGCAACAGGGTGGCCGCTGTCGTTGTGCGTTGCTAAAGCAATTCTGCGCAACACCGGATCTGAATTTACGCCCCGGGTGAAGATGTAACGGGACCTGCCGTTGTTGGTTTTAATCTCTCCGCCTTCAGCATTAAAGCGTTTGCCGTTGTACATGAAATCCACACCACCACCACCATGAGAAGGACCAGAAATAGCACCGGCACCAGATGGAATGCTACCTCCTGAGATATTAGAGATATCGCCACCTTTATCAAGTTTAGAAGCCGGGAATTGTTGTGAAGCAATGATTCCAATTTGTGCAGCAGTAGTTGCGGCAATTGCCACAGCTGCTATTGCTCCGGCAATTGGTCCCAACTGAAAAGCATTTACAATTCCCAATGCACCGCCTATAATTGCGTTTACAATGTTCAAAGCTTTGTTAGTCTCAAACTGCTCTTTCGCAATTTCTTCTTTCTCTCTCGCGGCTTTGCGCTCTAAAGCTTCAATCTTTTTTTTCTTCTGTTCCTCGGTTTCTCCGCTTTTTTGAATCGCTTTGATTTCTGCATTGAGTGCATTATCAATATTGTTCATCCTGATTTGGAATGAAGAATTGATTACATCCTGAATTCCTTGGACTGCCTGCGCAGCAATTTGCAAGCCTTCAGCAGCTTTATCTAAAGAATCCTTATCAATTCCCAAAGAAGAAGCAAGTGTTGCTCCTCCTGTATTGCTTGGCGGTTGGCGAAGCCGGGTAAGTGCATTCTCTAACTTCTGAATATTGTTTAACTCTTCCTGAGTCTTCTCTCCATCAACTTCAATCAGTTGCCGAGCCAAAGCAATCTGCTCTTCGAGAAACTTTATTTGAATTGCTTTCTTTCTATTTGCCTTATCCTGTTCCCCGGCAACAGATAAATCAATAGCCTCCAACTCTAAGTCTAAGGCCTGTTTATTCAACTCGATGGCTCTGTTGAATTCTGCTGTACGAATTGCAATTACTTCAGCAGCATATTTCTTGCGCTCGTCCTCCTGCTTCTTGCGCGCATCTTCATCAAACTTCTTCAGGGCTTCGTTTCGCTTACTTCCAATCAAATGAACCAATGCGAGTTCCTGAACACCGTTGCCTTTGATTTGATTGATTTTGTCATTGAATGACTTCGCCAATTTATCGCGCTCAGTCAACGAATACTCATTCAGCAATCCGGCAATAGTATCATTGTACTTCTTCCGTTCCTCTGCAAGTTTTTTCAGTCGTTCCTTTTCGCGCTCAACTTCTTTGTTTCTTTCCTCCTGGGCTTTCTCCAGCAACTGATTTGTTCGTGCCTGCAAACGCTCCTGCAACACAAGAGAATCACCTTCGAGCTTTGCGCGCTCCTGTATTTTTTCCTGCAAAAGTTTCAGTTCATCTTCACTGTAACGCTTATCATTTTCAAGCCGCTTACGAAGATTCAAAGCAGCTGCACTTGTGCCTTCTTCCAGTAGTCTAAGTTGTGCATCATTGAGTTTAAAAGAATTTCTGAACACCTTTTCGCGCGAAGCAATTTCTTCATCCACGCGCTTCACACCATCCTCAAATGCTTTCTTTTCAATCTCGTTTGCCTTACTGATTAAAGCCAGTCTTTCCTCCTCCGTTTTGGTTCTATCCTTAGAAGCAACAATCAATCTCTGAATCTCATTTCTGTAACGCTCTGATTGGATATTGAACGCTGCCTGCGTATCTTCTAAATCCCGGAGAGTATTAAGCAATTCAAGGCTATCTGCAACTGCCTGTTTGATGCTGCCGCCACTTATCAGCGCACCAAATGCAGCCTTCAAAGCAGTTACGCTACTTTCAACAGCATCAGCAACAGGCTTTAATGTTTCAAACGCTTTAATCAGTATATTGATTCCGGCAATGATTAACGGCAACCCGGTAGTTGCCAATGCTGCACTAAATCCTTTCACACCTCCTCCGGCAGCTTTGAAGCCATCTGTTGCGCCTTTTAATGCTCCGGTAACAGAGCCAAGACTTACACCTCCAATGCTTAATTCTTTGAAGGCAGTTTTCAATCCTTCGCTGTAGGCTCCAACGTTTCTTCTGTTGTCTCCAATAGCTGATTCCTGCGCTTTCAGTGTATCAGTAAGCCTCTTTACCTCTGCCGTCAGGTCTGCTGTTGGTGCTTTCAGATTCACATATTCAGCATTCAGCAACTTCAACAGCTCGCGGTTTTCTTTGATGCTGTTGTTCTCAAAGTGCTTTGCATCTACTCCTTCTTTTACCAGTGCTGCAACGTCTTTCAAATTATTTTTAGAAAGACTTAATTCCGCAGAAAGCGCAGCCATTGCTTCCTTATTTTCAATAATTCTCTCTTTTAATTTGTCGTATTCTTCGTAAGAGATGCTAACACCTCTTGTGTTAGCATTAAGCTCCTCCGTTAATGCCTCCGTCTCATTTTTTAAATCATTGTAGCTACTTACTGGATATGAGATACTGTCCCATAATTTTTGCTCCGCCTTTTTCGCGGCACTTACTTTATTGAGTTGCGATGTTAAAACTCCTGCTTGGTCTGAGAGTTGCTGATATTGAGCGCTGCCAAATTCGGCAACTCTCAACGCATCATTCACAGATTTCAACGCATTTTTGAGGCTGTCAATGTTTTTTATCTCGGTGTCTGTGCCGAGTATCTTTATACTGAATGCGAGTTCTTTTGCCATATTACTTATCTTGGAAAGTCAACGTATAAAACATGATTTGGGGCTAATAGATAGGAGTCTGAATTCTCTGTTGGAATATTGAATTCTAACAACCTGCATTGTGTTGACATATCTACCAAGGGATTCCACTTTGTTACTTCATAGAGTATAAAATCTCTGTGTTGAACAGTCTTTAGCTTCCTGAAATCAAGGTTTGAAATATCAAACGGGGACTGTTTAAAATAGCCCTTTAATGTCCTTGAATTCTTAATGCTTGAAAACAATTTTCCGTAAAGCTGAAAAGCCGTTCCATCCATAACAATTTGCTTCTGAAATTCCAGCTTTACCTTATCCTCATGAAACTCAGTATCAAGAATAAACTCGTAAGCAGCGATATCTACATGCTGATTTGAATAGTGAAAGTTCTTGCCTCCATCTTCATAAGCGTAATCACACAGATAAGCCAATGGTCTTTCCTTCATTGGGTTGCCATGCCACTCCCAAACAAATGCGTTGTATTCGTGAGAATTATTTCCATCACCTGCAATCGTGGATTGATATTCTGGTAAGCCATCAGACTCACCGAAATGCAGACCGTAATTCATTAATGGTTGATTCCATTTAACCCCGGCATAATATGCGATTCTTGGATTCCCACCACCTTGCAACTCGGGCAAATCTGTAGGATCAGAAATAGAATCAAGAATCAAAGGAACACTTAAACTTCTCGAGTAGTCATAATATTCAATTGCATTAGGATTCAGGGCGTACTTGTAGTTTGATATTATGAATGCTGAAAAGAAGCCTGAGAAGTAACTGTTCTCTGATTTACTTTTTATGTCAGCATCTTCAAAGCCGGAGGCATAGAATAAATTAATCTTTTTATCTGCCGGCTCATTACCTAATACATGCGTATAGTATGGCTCAATTATTCTGTTATAGCCATAGTTTGTGATATACAAATCAATGTTGTCCTGGCTGAAAATTTGATACTCGTCATAAAGTGGGTTGTAGCTTTCCTGTATAAATTCAGAAAGGCAATCCTGCTTTAATCCAACAGATTTTGATTTTTGTTGTTCTTCGCTGAACGGAGCAAATACATTCTCCTTTGATGTGTCTAACTTAGATGTCCAATTCTCTTTTGCAAAATTGCTTTTGTCTGAAAATTCTTGCAGAAAGAAATCATTAAACTGCTCAATGTAAATCTCACGCCTGCTACTAACCACATGAATTTGTAAATTAAAAAACTCGACTATACCCTTCAGATATTGCATGCAGGTTCTTTCATCTAATATCAGGTTGCTGCCAAGATTAACCTCACTTGGATTTGTTGCATAAAAATCCAAGTCGTTGTGGTAGGTAATAAACTTTGAAAAGTCAGCGCTCTCAATAAAATTGCTGTGAATCTTCCATCCTATGGACTTAAACATTTCTTCCACTACCCACCTTGCAAAATGCCAGTACCGGAAGTCTCCATAATCCATAAATAGCTTGTTTTGCGGAACGTTATTTTTCATTCCATAAAAACACATTGGCGAGGTGTAGCAATCCTCCCAAGTGTTCGCCCATGAATTCTCAACAACAGTTTGACTCCAATCCACTGTAGGGAACGGCAGCTCTATCAACTTCTTTTCGGAAAGCAAATCGCTCCAGTCTTTATTTTCTCCCTGGAACATCACTTCGTAATATTTAGGCTTAGAATCAAACACATGCGATTTGCCGCGCAGGAATCCGTTAGCAACGTTTGCACCTCCAACATTCAATCTGATGCCGCGCAGCTTAATGAAATCACTTATAGCATTGCCATAAGCACCTGTAGTGCCAAAGTGCTGAAACTTCAGGTTATTCTTTTTTGTCGCGGGAATTTTGAATGTATTGGATGCTGCGCCTCCGCGCTTTTCAATCTTTGATGGGTCCAGGAGAAAGAATGATAAGTCAATAGGGAATTCAGTGACATCATATAAGTCCAACGATTCGCCATCATCCATCAGCAACTCATAATAGTTTGTCATGTCCGCTGAATTGGTGTTTCGTTAGCTAATGAGATATTGAACTTTAATACATCGTTCTCATCTTTATCAAACTCAAAAGTTGCATCTTCAATCACTACGGGCATGTATCCCTCTTTAGATACATTTCCAGATGTGGAAGAAGTCGGAGTTAATATTGCAGCAAAATAATTAGCGGTTCTTTCTACCCAATGAAGAGGGCTTGAAACAAACTCTTCCATGAATACTTTTTCCTGCGGTGAAAGCTGCTCTGTGAAGTATTCGTAAGTAGTTTCTACTTCTACACTCTGCTTTCTTTTTCCATAATCTTTTAGCGTGTGAGGTATTGCCAGCGACTTTTTGAACTCTGTTGATTTGGTTTTAAGTTTTGGGTTAGTCTTTCTTACTGAAATCACATCTACCTTTCCAAAGCGATTGAGAAAGTGAATGCGTATTCTTTCATTGCAAAAGCATTCATCACACTCAACAAGATAAGTTCGCTTAGTAAATTCTACATAATCATCTTCACCATCTCCAAACTTCAAAGCAAATATTACCTCATAAGAAGCGGTGTTGGAAAGCAAAGGATCTCCAAACTTTGCCTCAATGTTTCTCGGACCTACTCCAAAGCTTCGGTTATATGTCACCGGTGCCGATTCTGTTTCTGAAATAATTGGAAGGTAAAGAGTATTTGTATTTACAACATTGCCGGCACCATCCTTTTCTTTAATCAAAAGGAAATTGATTAGTCCGTAATCTCTGTAGTAATGCAAATACTCACTATCGCCCCGGCACACACGCGAAAAGTCAGGCTTATTGGTCATTGGCAACCAACCAAACGTGCTGAATATTGAATATGAAGTGTATTTGTTGAGGTTGAAATGATACGCGCCTACAGGCGTTGTGGTGAATTGAAAAGAATCGTGTGCCATTGTTGCATTTATGACACGTGCTTTTTCTTCAAACAACAAATCAACAGCATCAGTAAATTGCAATATGCCATCTGCATCAGTGTAAGCGCCTTGAACTGTTCCTAGAATTGCAACTTCGCTCATGCTATCACCAAACTCACCGCCACCGCCCAGGAGATTCAAATCCACATCTAAGCAATCCTGAACAACTGTTTGGATGTCGAGCACATATATTCTGTAAGTGCTGGCCTGCGCTGATACAGTAGTAGTTAATTGAGATGCTGTAACTGTAGTGTTGTTCTGCGCAAACTTTCCGCCCTTCACAATAATGTTGAACAGTGCACCATAAGGAACTTCGCCAGCTCCATAATCGTAATGAATGCCGTCAATCATGATGAAGGCATAATTCAGGTACCTGTAAGCCGGATGAACAATCTGTTCTGGTCTTGATATAAGTGTTGCCATAGGTTATTATTCAATGCAGGTTGTCCACCAAGTGCCCGTGAATGTTTCTGATTCATTAGAAGAAAATGCCTCCTTTAGAAGTTGAAACTTTACTGCTGATGAACCTGTAATCAAAGATTCAGGTAATGAGAATGTCCATGAAGTGCCGTTTGAAATTGTTGCTACACTTGAATAAGAGCCGCCATCAACCGACATAATCAAATTAACCGTGGTAAGAAAGCCAAACACCAAACCTGTTAATGACATTTCTATCATTCCATCGCTTACACATCCGGATTGTTCAATGTTTGTAATGGCAAGAGTTTCGCCATCCGGCTCCGGCAACTCCATATTCAATTCACCACCAATAACAACCTGACCTAAGTATTCAAGTTTCTTTGCATCGCTTAAAGCGTCAAAGATTTCAATCGTTTCAAGCTCCACCGGAACTATCGAATATGTTGTAACGGCAACCTTGCGCCAACCTATGGTCGCGTTTTCAGTTTCAAGGGTTTCAATAATACTGTCTGCCAGTGCTGAAGATAAATTTCTCATGCTGCTAATGCTCTTGATTTAGAAATGTATTGCTGTGTATCATTGATTGCATCTTCAAGAATTCCGATTGCCCAATCAGTAATGATTGCTTCCACTGCATCGTTCACTTTGCCGAAAACATAGTTGTCCGTAAAGAATCCTGTGCGCCTTCCGTTGCGCGAATACAAGTAACTGTTGCGTGTTGGCATTCCTTCCTTCTTATGCTTGCGCGCAACTGCAAAAGCAATTCCTTTTGCTTTCTTCTCATTGCTTGCCATACCGCGCTGCATCACCCACTTTGTGAGTGCCATAATGTACTTCGATTGCTTCTTTCCGCTGCCAATCTGAAAAGGAATTCTACTAGCCGAAACGCCTTTGTCCTGATAAATTAGATATTTCTCAAAGCTCAAATCCAACCCAAAAGCATTCCCGAACTGCTGCACTGCATACACAATACTTTCAATGCCGGCACCGGTGTTGTTGTGCCCTTGCTGCGAAAATTCAAACGCAAGCGCATCAACGAGCATGTCGCCAATGTTATTAAGTCCGTGAATGATTCTTATACTCATGGTCTATCTAAAATTATATCTGATGAAGATTGATTTGTCATTGTTCCGTTAATGCCCCCTAGATAATCTGTCCACGCGGGAAAGTCTGCTGCACCGTTTGGAAATCTGTAGGCATTCGTGACTTTTTCTGCAAATGATAGAGTTCTAGCATCCTTGTATGGATTAGAATATAGTTCAGTGCGTTCAGTTGAATTCAATACTTTATTTATAAATATTGGATGATATTGATATCCCGATATGGGATTAGTGTTTGATGTTGTAATCCCAAACCTTAAAGCCGCAATTGAATTAGCGGTAGAAGGCGTTTGCCCTGTTTTATTAGTGGTAGTAACTAAAACATTGTTTACATATATGTTTGTGTTTGCGCTTGCTAAAGCCTGATTGTGCGTCCACAATATGTGATTCCATCCTGTTGAGTTTGGATAAACATTATTTACGGATACCGATTGAACAACGGCTGTTCCTCCTACTCCTCTATATATGTAAGATTGAATAGAACGAGAACGCGGCACCGCAGTTCTACTATCCAAAGCTAATGTAATACCAACATTAGCAGTCAAAGTATTGCAGCTATCAAATATAACTTGAAAAGTATTAGCATTTGGGTTATCAAACTTTACCCATACAGATATTGTAAAAGCGAAAGCACTTGTATTTGTTGCCCCGTGGTAATACTTAAAATCAGCCGCACTACCTGCTGTAACGTAATCATTAACACCGTCAAAACGAACGGAGTGTGAATTGCCAAACTGACTTAAAAGAAGTTTTTTTCTACTACTCATTATGTTTGATTCAATATACCATACCTAACTGCATTGCTGGCAGTTGCATAAATCAAAATCTCATTGGGTTGATTGATTTTATAGCCTCTATCACCAACATAAACTACTGTTCCACCTGTAATTGTTGGGATAGATGAATGTTGATGCCAAACAACTACTTCCGCGCCAACAACAGCACCTGTGTAACTGATAGTGATATTGCCCGTTTCTGGTGTTGTTCTGGTACCATAAAAAGCGTCTGTTTCTAAAGTGATTGCAGTGCCTGATCGTTGAACAGGAAAGTTTCTTTTTAAATCTAAGGCTGATTTTACCCCACCACTTTCTACAAGGTTTGCACTGCTTCCTGTTGGCGTAGCATCAACATCCTTAGTTGTCAAATCTTTATTTCCATCCACAGCAAGAACTTTACTTGCTGTTACACTTGAAAAGCGCGGTGCAAGTGTGAATATCTGTTTTGCTGCCCATGTCCATGGTAACGCAATAAATCTCAATATCCCGAACCAAAATTTTTGAGCAGTAACAATATCAGCGTTATTGCTACTCAGTTCATTTTCAATGTCAACCTGTGAAACAATCTTTGCAATGCCTTTTACACTTTCCGTGGATTGCTCTCTGTTGCTTTCAAGTATCTGCCAATTTGAAGGTGTTTGCCCGGGAGTGTCAACTTGCGCAATCAATAATTCTTCACCATCTATAACGATGGCTCCAATTGTGCCGGCACTAAGCCTAAATGAATCGCCCTTTTGAATTGCCTGCCCATTATATGTAGTAGGATATGAACCTACAGGCGTGAAAGCTTGCGCTGCTTTTAATGTATTGTCAACTAAGCCGTCAACGTAGGACTTAGAAACTGCTTCATCTGCATTAACAGGAGTAGGCAAATTCCTTAGCCTGTTGCCGTTCATATCCACTTCACCCATGAAGAAATTATCCTGTGAACGCGCCTGCTCTAAAGATACTAAGTGTGGATTATTATTGTCGCTAGTGTGTGCGTATAGGTCTACAACATCTGCCTTATCAGAAAGCAAAGTATCAATCTCACTTTCGGTGTAATACCTGTCATCATGATTATGTACAACCAAAGCATATAGTCCAGCATGATCGCCCCATGAATATGCTTCATTCCAATTGTCAACCTCTGCAACAGTGCTTTCCCATTCCTCAAACAAAGGCTCGCCTCCTCCCGCCTGCACTTCCTCCCATGAAGGTAACTCTCCAGGACCGTTTGTCTGAAGCACATAACCCGCCTGCCCGGGGTTGATGCGCGCCCACTTGCCGCCATCCCATGCGATTATAGTCCCGATGGGAATACTAGCAGAAGGAGGCAATGGATTAGGAGAAATGAATGAACCATCTAAGCACGCTACGGGAATAGTAATAGAGAAATCAAATGAGGTAATAACCAATCGCTTGTTAGCGATATCGAACATTGAATCTGTTTCATACTTGCCGCCATTCGCTAAGCTGAATTTAGGTTGTGACAGCCATCCAACACGATTGAATTCTTTGAGCATTTGAAGCCCCATGAATTCAGTATCGCGCCATATTGCTTCGCGCGTTCTCTTTGCATAGGTGCTATCATCAACGTTGTTTCTGTCATAGCCGTAAAGGTCAGCTATGTACATGGTGCACTTAAAAATTCTATTGCCGGTTTGCTTTCCCTCTTTATCAATTTCACCGGAACTTACAACAGGCTCAAACATGCACATTGGAAAATCCAACTTTACATCGCTGGCATCTTTGCCGGCTTCATTCCATTTCTCTGAATAGAAATATTCCTTCCTGAAGAAAGACTGTTCTAAGTTATCTGTATTCAGGTCAGCAAGAAAGCCAACGCCAAAACAATGCACTGATCGCCACTCTTCACTATTAGAGTGAACAATTGCAATGTCTCTGAAAATCTCATATATGCTGGTACCGTCCATTATTCACTCAGGTAAAAGTTTTTTTCATTTTGAAGACTAATCCAGTCAAGTGCTTCGTAACACTCTGCCATTTGTGCGCTATCGTTGGCAGAAAAACCCGTCTGTAGAAAGAGTTTGCTCTCTGCAATTCTTTCAAGTACAGTTCGAAATCCATATTTTTTCCAAAGCTGAATCCCTCCGGAATTGCGAACCCCTTTTGTTTGAGGGTTAAAAACAGGCTTAAATCTTTTTGATAGGTGTGTTTTCGACTGCTCAAAAAAAAAGCAAGATTGAGGGCTTCATCAAGTGGTAACTGCTCAAATTCCTTTGCGCGTTGGGCTATGAACTTTTCTCGTTCAAGGGATTTCAACGGCAACTCCTCGCCCTGCCTCTTGCATAGAATAGCGATGATGTGTGGCAACACTGCCCACTTGCTTTCACCAAGCTGCTTCCAATACATTTCAAACTGCAAGGCCTCTAATGTGTCAATGATTCTTGAGCCCTTCATGAACTCCACTTGATTGACAAGCGGATTCACCGGAGCAGGAGGGTAATAATATTTTTCCTCCCCAAGTTGAATACTGTCTTTTGTTTCATTCCACCTGAATTCATCAATAGATGTATTGACTACTTTATGAATGAAATGAATTTCTTCTTCGCGCAGCTGCGCAATCATTTCCTCGGACAAACCTGTCCAGAACTTTGCAAAATCATAAAGCCACTCCATCCACACCACCGATATTTCAGTAGGTGAAAAAGTGGCAAGCAATTCAATCCTTTCCTCTTCTGTTGCATCCTGATAAGCCTGCATGGTTGCAGGCTTTTTTAGTGCAATTGTGTTTTGATACTCAATGAATCGCTTCAATTTAATATCACCAATTGTTTGAGGCAAAGAGAACTGAACTGCCTGCCTTGAAGTGCGATGTGTAGCTTCGAGAATCAGCATTGATTACTCTTGTGTTTTAGCTGGTTCAGGATGCAATGCCGCGAATATTTTATCTGCAAGGGTTGCCTTGGTGTCCTCCTCAAGAACTTCAATAGTTGAGCCGTTTTCATTCAACTTATTGATTATTAGAATTTGCGAATCCTTGCTGTATTTAGTACCGGCCAGCTGTTCAACCGTTTTACTTTTAAGCGTTTCAAAAAACGCAGCATCTTCTTCGTCAACCTTCACCGCCTTTTCTTTAGTGTTGTTATCAGGTTGTACTAAATCAGCCTTAGTTACTACCTGCCCGACAGGAACATGGTTAGTGTTTTTGGCAATGCTTTCACCATTTGTGATAGTGCTTCCGGCAGCTTTCACCACCTTTCCAACACTAGACTCACCTCTCGGTGTTGCCTCATCACCTTTAAGCGCAGGATTGAACAAAAGGATTTTTAACGGCTTGGAGATAATCAGCAAACGGCTGTCTGCATTTCCATTGCCGTCTTTAATAAGTTTTTCTACTACTCCGCTAACGCCTTGGAGTAATTCAACAATATCCTCTACTGTTGGCTGGTCTTCGTTTGTAACGATTTCTGACATAAAAATGTTGTTTAAGTAAAAAATGTATGAGAACACGAAGTTATCAAAAAGATTATTTAATAATCAAATTGATTATTATTGCAGCGCGGAGTGGAACAGTTGGCAGCTCGTTAGGCTCATAACCTAAAGGTCGCGGGTTCGAGTCCCGCCTCACGCAACAGCGCAGGAGTACAGTAGTTATACTCAGCAGGTCTCCAAGAGCCACTCAGCAATGGGTGGCTTTTTATTTTGATGTAGCCCAACTCAAACCGAATCTTGGTTTCAATAGGAATACCATTCGCATCATTATCATGTCTGCATAGTCCGGGGAACGCCCCAGCACCTCTTTCATTGTTGCTTTATCAATGATGCGCAACTTCTTATCATCATCTGTTTCAAGGCGCTTCACCTGGTCTAACTCCTGAATAATTATATCCTTGCTTGTCTTCACTCCAATATACATCATTGAAGTGTTCACCATTTCAGCAAGTTTGAAATAGCATTGTGTTTTAAGGTTTGCATAATTCTCATCATCGATAGGCTTCGCATTGTTGTGGAATGCAATCGCGCCTTTCAAATAACCTTTAAGGAATGCTCCCAAACCGTCAGCATCATAAGCAATGTTGCTGCGCGGTACCTGATGCAGATTTGCATACATCTTTATTGTTTCCTCAACTTCTGGTCCTTCGCACTTGTCGAACACTATTATATCAACCAACCGCAACCCATACCACACGCCAATGACAAACTTATCTGCTCCATGCAATGCAATGTCCGCGGTGATGTATCTCTCGCCAGCAGGAACAAAACTATTAGTCCACATGTCGGTGATGGATTCATAGTCAATCAGGCGCAGCGGATCATCATCATACTCCCAATTACCATAAAGCAATCTTTGCTTCTTGCTGTTGTCTGTTATCGATAACAACGCTTCCTGATACTCTGATTCTGCAAATGGATTATCGCCACTCAGTGCCTGTATAAACTTCTGAAATGGCTTAAGTGCATTTGCTTTGAAGGGCTTATAAAATGTGGTGTAAAGCCAATTCTTTTTAGGGTTACAGGTAATGAACAGCTTCCGGAGCAATCCGTATTTATCATTCAAGTGCCTGCCTATACGTGACTTCAATGTGTCATAAGCACCAAAGTGAGTTTCTCCACCTTCCTCTATCCATCCACCTGTATATTCAACAGAACCGTAACGCTCATACAACGGATCTGCCGGAAGAAAGCGGAGGTCTAATAAATCAATCCTGCTGCCATTTGCAAACTCAAGGTAACTGCCTTGGCTCCTGTACTTGAAATCAACATCTTTCTTGACTCCATGCTTCTTCGCCACTTTGAAGAAGGTTATCAAAGTAGATTCGCGCAACCGCTTCAACTCTTCCCTGCCTATAAACCATTTAGTCCCGGGGTAACTAAGACACATGGACATAAGCCAGGCACAACCCGTCCAACTCTTTGCACCTCCGGCAGCACCTCCATAAAGAAATTCAACTGTAGTTTTGTCTGTAAGGATTTTTAAAGCCTCTTCCTGCTTTTTATGCTTCCTTCCCTTTTGACAAGTGATGTGGTCGAAATTACCACGCTTGAACAATTCGGTTTCGATATCAACAAGGTTGAGAGAAAGCAAATCATTTATCATCAACCTTTTCTTTCATCTGCCTTAGTGCAATTAAATCTTCAACTGATAACTTAGACAGGTCTGATGAATTGATAGGTTTACCTCCGCTGGTAACATCAAGCTGCTTCTTATCTCCAACACCAAACATCACTTTGAAAAACAACTCCGACCATTCCCGGCTCTTTCCTTCAGCAGCCTTGGCAGCAAGTTGAAACAATGCAGCATCAGCGAAAACAGAATACTTCTTTTTGAGCGTGTCAAAGTCCGGCTCCTGAGTATGCTTCCACACAGTTACAACACTCAAACCGGTTTTTTCGGCCACCTCTTTGAGTTTTGGAGTTCTGCGCTTCTCCATCGCAATGGCTATGTAGTTAGAGTAAATGAGTTCATTGTTATGCTCCCAGTCTGCTCTACGATTTGACTCTTCCTCCTCAGGTGTTAATTCAGGAAACGGAGGTTTCTTAGCAGTCTTTTTGATGGACTTCTTTGCCGGCTTCTTATTGGCTCC